TATTCTAATATTATTATATAATTTATATATTATTAATATTATTATAATTATAACTAGTACTAGTATACTACTAATATACCAGTACTAGTTATACTAGTGCTAACATTTTTTAACACAATTATTACAAATAAGGATAATTTGTTAAATTTCTTCCTCCGTTCATTGATTTTCCTAATTCAATTGAAATTAATTGTGATATTTGACGTACGAACATGGGGTTATTTTTTAATAATTCGTTCAAATTGACTTCCTCATGATTTGCTCCTGTTAATTTTATATTTCCATTTACATTTAAATTAATTGGGTCAATTGAGATATTATTTCCTGATGTTTGTTTTGAACTTGATTGATTATTATTTACAACAGATGGCATGCTGTTTTCTATACTTTTTGGAAGCTCGTTTACATTTGCCCATACATCATTTACTTTTCCAAATACTCCATTAAATAATTTATCAAACGGACCGTTTGGTTTAGCAAATAAAGCACTATCCTGTGGATTGGTCTTTACTATTCCGTCATTTATAGAACTTACATTCTTTGCGTTCAAGAACATAGGTCTATTTTCTCCGATAGCAATTCCGTCATTAACACTATCAGGAACAGTATAGTTATTTCCTTTTTGACCATTAACGGTTATATTCTGGTCATAATAATTACCCATTTTTTGATATATAGCCTCTAATTTCCCAACTATTACATTTGAGCTATTTTGTATTGTAGATACAATTTCTTGTGCCTTCGCTACAAATTGTTCCTGTGAATTTTGCTTTAATGAACTTGTATATGCTTCTGTTGCTGCATTCATGTTTTCAGTTATTTTTGTGACGTATGTGTTGAAATTTGTATAGAAATCTTGCATTTCTTTTGCCATTCTTTCGTTCATATTACGTTCTAAGTCTCCGTTTAGAATTATGGCTGTACTAAGCTCGGAAAGATTTCCTTCTTTTGCTCCTGTAAATTGATTGACAAATGAAACAATTTTTGCCATGCCTTTTTCCATAGTATCTTCATAGTTTCCTCCTTCAACCATTCCGATATTCTCTTTATTTACATCTGCTACATCCATTGTTTTTCCGTCAATCGTATTTACTTTCCATCTACCATCTTCATAAAATGCTTTATTGACAAGTGCCTGTTTATCTTCTTTTCTTAAATCATTATTTACACCCTCTACTTTGTTTTTCTTTATGTTGTAAATTGCCTGTGCTCTTACATCTTCAATTGATTGTCCTGATGCATCTGCAAATGCTTTAAGTATTTCTTGTTCTGCCTGTCCAAATGATACATTTCCTGTATTAATATCAAAATTACCCATTCCTTGTACCATGTTATTCAATCTCTTAGCAAGAGCCTCTGGGTCGTTAAACGATTCATTATACATGGCTAACGGGTCTGCAAACATTGCAAATCTTCCACCCAATACTTGCGTTTTCGCTGCTTTTGTAATCACATTTTCAAGTCCACCGTTTTGTATGTTGTCTAATATTGCAGGAAGGCTGTTCATGTCAAATCTTACATTTTGAGCCCATTTTGCCATTTCAGCGACACCTTTTACGCCGTCTTTAAATGTATATTTATTGGCTTGCTTTATATAACCCGCCATATCTTTCAGATATTTTCTACCGTCAAGTCCCATTTTATTAGCCTTTTTAGCCATTTCAGAAACCAAATCGACGGTTTCGCTTACACCCATGTTAAATATTTCTGTACTATTTGCAATGTCGTTTACTGTATTAAAATCTCCTCCAAGATATATTTTTCCTAACGCGCCTTGCTTGTTCATATCATCTGCATTGAGCATTTTTGCTCTTCCGCCAGGTTTATATCCATTTTGTAATTGCATAGTTTCATCTGCCGTCATTCCATATGTACGTGCCAATTTTGTTGTAACTTTTCCCATGTAAACGGTATACATATCCAATTTGTTTTTATCCGTTATACCGTTAGCTATTCCGGCGTTATATGCCTTGTCCTGAAATTTCATAGCCCAATCTTCAACAGTTTGCGCCATTTTCTGATACATTTTTTCTATTTGTGCGCTTGTGTCGATGATTGTTTTTTTCATTTCAGAACTTACGTCCAATATTTTATCTTGAACTTCATTAGACTTTGAAAAGAACTCTGAACCGACTTTGAAAAAGTTTTTTTGGTAAGCAGTATCAGCATTAAGTTGGTTTGTTCTGTTTGTAATGTCTTTTTCCAAGTCAGTTCCTCTTTTAGTTATGAATGATTTGCCAACACCACCAAAATCAATGCCAACTAAACTTGTTACATCGTTTATCCCTCCAAATGTAGAATACATTTTTCTCGAACTATGAAGATTACTTCCCGTATCGAATTGATTTTTGTCGTTTACCTCGGTTGCACCATATTTATTATTCCAAGTTTGGTCACGGTTGTTTTTATTTGCAGAATATACATTGTCAGCTTCTGTACTTCCTCCAAATGCTCTATTTCCCCATTCCGACCATGCATGCTCATATGAGTTCATCAGCACTTCATTATTTAGTTTTGCATTTTCTGCATCTGATTCCATAACAGTTTTTTGACTTTCAAATCCTCTTTCTTTTTCTCTTTGCTGATATTCATATCCTGCCAATTTTGATGCCCTTTCTTCTTTTTGCTTAGTCTGCTCAATATCCACATCATATTTAGCAGATTCAGCTTTTATGTCTGTTTGTGCGGCTAATCTTTCCCATGCTGTTTGATTTATGTCACCAATTACTCCGCCAATTTGTGCGGTTATGTCAGCAAGTGCTGTTTTACTTGCAATTCCCATTTCCTTTTGCTGTTTTACAGCTTCAATGTTAAAGCCCGCCATTTGTTGTGCGAACATTGTATTAAGTTGGTCAGTATATCCTTCTGCTTGTATATTAGAAAGGTCAATATTTCTGTTTGTAAAAATCGTGTTCCTTTTATTCTGAATATCCTGCTGTCTTTTATTTGCTTCTGCAACAGCTGTAAATGCTTGACTTAATGCTTGTGAAGCATATTGCAATCCAACCAGCCAAAAAGAAGCCTTCTTAAGACCTTTTCCGAATTTATCCAATGTTCCGCCTAATGCTTTAAATACTTTTCCTTTTTTGGTTTTTCCAGCCCCTGTTAATGTTTCTCCTTTTCTGGTATAATATTTACCTATCCTTTGTAAAAGATTACCGCTTTTTTGATAACCTTCTGCTTTATCTTTTTGTTTTTTGAACAAAGTATATGCAGGAGAATCATATCCATTTGCTTCTCTTTTTCTTTTAGCTGCTTCTTGTTTTCGTTTTTCTTGCTCGGCCTTTTTATCACGTACTTCTTCTCTTTTATTGTTATCTTCAAGAGCTTTAGCGAGTTTGTCGATACTATTTTTTATTTTAGAAAAAGTATCAAGATTATTTTGTGACCTTTGACGTCCTCTATTTCTCCTATTATTCATTTATAATAATTTTATATAAATAAATAGTCGAGCTATGTTATCTAAAAACATTAACTCGACTATATAACATTATTTTTTAAATCTTAGCTTTTCTTTTTCTATTTCCCTATTATGCATTAATATATAAAATTTTCTATCTTGGATTGGCATATTATAAATTTCTGTAAAAGATAGATTCATATTTTTATGACAAAGCCATATTTCCGTTTTTAAATCACGTTCATAGTTTTTATACATTAAGGAAAATAGTATCGTCGAAGGAAAGAAAGGTTTCAAAAGAGCCTCCTCCATCGCTCTCTGGTACATTTACGGTGATTTTAAAATTCACACCAGGCTTATTGTTAATAACATATTTTCTATATGCAAATGCTTCACCCGAACGCATATTGAGAATATAGTTTTTGATATATTCTTTATCATCATTTCCGTTTATTGACATCGTATACGCAATCATTTGTTCGGTTATAGCCTCTTCATATTCGTGTTTATTCTCTTGTATGCTAGAATGCTCTCCTATAACATCCTTTAAATCCAATATACAATCAGATACAGTTTCCCTGTCTTCTGTATTTAATTCTTCAAAATTATTCATACAAATTTGTAACGCATTTACACATTTGTATGCTTCATAACTATTTACGCCCAATCTTTCATTTAACACCGTATTTTTTAACTTATCTTCCTCTTTTGAAGATAATATTTTAAATTTTATCTTATCTCCATTCGAAGTTGTATAATCAAAATATCCATTTTCATCTCCAATTAGATTAAAATCAAAATATTTTAATTTTGACAGGTCAAAATCTATACTGTATTCTTTACCTGTTTTCGGGTTTTTAGTTACAATTGGAAATCTATTTCCATACCCTGTTGCTCTTAGCCATAATGTAATGGCATCTTTATCTCCTTGACACAGTTCCTCAACAGAGATGCTTTTATCCAAAATTTTCCTTGATAAAATGACATCAATTATTTTTCCGTCTCTATACATGTTTGGAGATGCTATAATATTTTCATCTGATGCAGTAAGATAAGCAACGGGTATTCTGCTCATCTTGTTTTTATAACATTGACCATTTGAAGGAAGTGGTATTACGTCGTATTGAACATATTCAGGAATTGAAGAAAAATCAAAACTATAATTTGCCTTTATCGGTTCATCATTATTTTCTTCTTTCATTAATTCAATTACATTATTTTCAGCAATATTATCTCCACCGTTTTCTAATTTTTCATCCGAAGATTTTTGCGTCTTGCTGCCCATTTTACCCATATAAGACTTTTTCATTAGTTCTTCTTCTAACTTTTTGTCAATCTTATATTCTTCATTAGTACTTTCTTGTACAGAAGACGTATCATTTGAATTTTTATCGGATTTTCTACTTCTTCTTCTTTTTTTTGTTTCTTTGTCTCCTGTTTGATAACTAATAGAATCTTCATTATTTATAGACTTTTGTCTAACCTTTTCATCTGTTAATTTATACTTTTTAAGCCTTTCTTGGTATTTCTTTTCATAATATGGACTTACTGTGTTATAATTAAGATTTTCCATATCTTTTTCAGTTATTCCATATTCGTTTTTTGCCATTTCTTTGTTTTGATTAATGGCGTCATCTATTTGTTCTAGACGTATAGATTTTTCTATTTCATCTATTTTATCAGTATTTTTAATCTTTTCTTTGGCCTGCTCCAACATTTCGTTTTGAGCCTTTATTGTCTTTACTTTTTTAGCCAAAATTTCTTCCTGTTGTTCCTTAGTTAATTTCATCAAATATTATGATTAAATTTTTATTTACAAAAAAGCAATTTTTTTAACCAATACTGCATATTCAGAAGAATTGTAGCCCTCTATTATTTTACATTCACTGAATACTGCACTATTTTTTGTGTCATCAAATTCAATTTTAAAATCTTTTTTTGGCAAATTGAATATCTTTTCGTCCTCTGTTAGTATTTTGCTAAAATTAATATGATTGCTTTCACGAAGCCACATTTTCATTTCGGTTTCAAGGTCAGGATTTGAAGACATATTAATTAATTTTAAGATTATGACGAACTGTTCCTTAGACCTGTAATATTTTATTAAATTCCCAATTTTTTCATCATTATTATGTATGTCTTTTACAATACATTTGCATTGATTATATTGATATTTTTGTTGTATGTAACTTCTTTTTATTTTATTTCCATTAAACGATATACCACCGAAAAATCCGTTTCTTCGTCTATCGAAATTATTCGAAATCATCATATTGACAGTATCTTTTGTATCAACGTAATCCTTTGTTAAAATCTGTATATATTTTCTATCTGTAAATGATGGATCATCATAATTAAACCCTTTCTCAGGATCAGCTATTGCATATGGAAGGTATAAAGTTGCTTTCATAGTTAATATGATATATTAATTTAAATTAATATAGATATATTATATAAAAAAACAATAGTTAATGAGGCTTATTTTTAGTCTCTAATATTTTTTTCTTTTTGTTACCTATCGAAATATATTTAACTATTTCATTTATTACTTTTTCAGGATTATTTTTTATGTCATATTCCCAAAAACGTATCAATGTAATGCAGTTCATTCCTGCCCAGTGTGTTTTTAATTTATCAACAAATTTATTATGCTTTTGCATAGGAGAAAGCTCTTTGTCAGAATATTTCGAAGGATTACCGTGATAATAATCACCATCGATTTCTATTAATAAGTCAGGTTTGAAATATTGTCCATCCTGCTTTACACACCTGATTCCATCTTTATTTTCCATTATATAATCTTTCTCAGTAAAGCAAGTAACAGCAAAATCATAAAATCTTTTTATTTCTTTTGCCTCATATTGATAAACATATACAAGTCCTAATTTGTCAAGAAAATTTTTCGCAAATGTTTCTTCCAATTTAGAAGTACCGTACTTTTGGCTATTTTTTCTGTTATTTATTTTCTTTCTTTTAATCTTTCTATCGCAATTTTTTTTGCTTGATTTTATGGTAGGCTGTTTCATAATTTTAATTTATATATAATAAAAAAACTGCAAATAACATTTGACGTATTATTTGCAGAAAAATAATAAATTTTATTATAATTAGTATGCCAATATACAATATTGAGGACGAAGTGTTAAATCAATAGTAGCCAAATCATCACTATTATATGATAAGTCTCCAAAGTTGGCTGATTGAATTTGACAGTTTTTTGCAATCCACAAACTTACTGTTGTTCCCGTAGGGTCTAACATTTCAATTTGTATATCACGCTTATATGCAACGGCATAACCCATACGTCCATTAACACTTTCGGCATGAAGTCTTACCCATTCCATAACAGCTTGTGAAGCAGACGGGCCAATAGGATCCCTAAGTGTCATTTGTATCTGCTCCCAATTATACCTTCCGGCGACCCAATTTGAAGTATTAAGGAAAGGTATTTCTGTTTCTCCAATTGTTATATTCGGCCTATTTGCATTAGAAACCCACCATTCTTGTATACCCAAATCAGACGGAAATCTTACCAAGAATCTATTTTTTCTTAGTGGTTCATATTCTATTGGACTTTTTATAAGAAGATCTTCCATTTTAATATATTAATTATCTATTTATTCTTTAATATAAATATAGTATTATATGTTTTCATGTGTTTTATCAAAATTTTTTGTTTCAAAGCATTTATCAACTATATTCCATATCTTTTTTAATAGTTGATATTGTTCTGAATTAGGGTTATCTGCAAGCTTAGCAATTGCATTAAGTGACAACTGTCGTATTTTATTTATAGTTTCTGTAACGTCAACTTCATTTGGCATTTCAGAATCGTTTTCTATCTTTTCATTCTCTCTATTTTTATCCAAATTTTTATCATCATCATAGAAATAGTCTTCATCATTGTCAAAAACCATATTCTCAAGAGTAAGTTTAGGCTTTCTGAGCATTTGCTTCATTTCAGAAATTAAATCATCATTATTTCTATATTTTGTTTTTTTCATACTGACTAATATTTTGTATATATATAAATATAACTTTATGAGAATTTGTATAAATAAAATGAGTAGGAATTTTTGGTTCCTACTCATTTCATATATGTGGAAATTATTATACGTTATCCCAATCAGTTCCTTGTGGAGTTATTACGAAATCAAGAGTTATATATTCAAGATTTGGCTGCGGCTTTATAAATAATTTCGCAGGTAATTCTAATCTTTCTCTTGCCTCTACACTATCATCTATCGAAAGTTTCCAATCTGTAATTCCTCTGTTTTTCATAATGTCATCAAGTATTGGTGTAATTGCACTTTCAAATGCTTGCTTAGTAGTATTATCGTTCGGGTCAAATATTAATCCAATACAAGCAATTGAGCACAATTTTCTAATTCTAAGTAAAAGTCTTCTCTTGGAAATTCTATTCATTTGACTTTCGTTTACTTGAAGATTCTTATCACCCCAAGTTCTCATTCCATCTTGCGCAAAAGTATTTGCAAAGTTTATACGTCCAGAATAAAGTGTGTCTTGATCATCAAGTTTAAGCATTTTCTTAGCCCTAATTCCGTCAATTGTTCCACGATTCCATCCTGCTGCAGGGAACCACGGGAAAGCCACATTGTCAGTATACGCGAAGTTTCTTACAACATCCTTTGTTAGTGGAAGATATACATATACGTTATTGTCAGCATCAAAATATTTTATGTTCGGATAATATGTACATGTATAATTGCTGTCTATATCTGAATCTTCCAAATTCCAAACAGCATCATCAGGAGTGTACATTTCGCTTTCCGTATCTCCTGCACCAAAAGGCTTATCCGGCGTAGTAACTACATAAACAGAATCGGCTCTTTCATTTTCAACCATGTCAATTACTTCATTAACAAGACTTGGATTGTTTACATAATCTATACCAGGAGTAGCAAGAACGTTAATATCAACTTCTTTTGGATTAGAGAATAATCTTATTCCATATAAATAGGCATAGTAGTCTGAATTTAAGCATTTATCTGATGCATCAAATCCATATTTATCAGGATTTTGCAATACACTTAAATTAGTTCCTTCTCCACTGATGTAATTGATCGTTCCGCGATATTTTTGGTATTTATAATCATCACTTATGCTTCTAGAAGTTCTGTAATAATCCCAACCGTCCCATCCGCCATAGAATGCAACAGTGAATTTTCTATACCTCTTATCTTCATAAATGGTATTTACCATAGTTTCTTCATCTCCAATTCTTGGTTCGATTCCAAATGCAGTTGTATTATTTTTTCCAACTGTAACCCATTCGTATCCCGTAATTCCGTCAACCGTAACAGTTTGCGAAATATTTCCGGCATCTTCTTGACCTTCATCTTTTACAGTAACAGCTCCGTTATCATCAGGCTTCCCATTCAATATTCTTGCGTCAAGATGGAAACATGGGCTTAATCCATTTGGAATACCATTATATGCTTCAACACCTTTATATTTTAATATATCTTCATCAATTCCTGTAATGTTCGATATACCAAAATATTGTTTATTAATACGTACATCTTCGTCAACGTTCGTATTATATTGGAAATACGGTTTAATCGGTGGTGAGCTTATTTCTGTGTCTGATATAATAAGTCCTTTATAATCTCTTATTGGATATCCTAAGAATCCCGCCGGTATTGATACCTTTGTTTTGTCTGTCTCATTAACTTCAACAGTTATATAGTTTGAAACAGTTTCATATTGGCCGTCAAATGAGCCTATTTTTAGTGAAATATAATTACTTGTACCAGGAATTAAATTACATTGAGTATATCTTTCAAGAATAGATGGAGACGCATCTGTGTCATAGAAACTTCTCACAAGTACATCAAATGTTCCATTTTCAGGATCAATATTCTGTATGGAAACTTTGACTTCTGTATTTGCACTATTTCCATCTGAAATGGTATGGAATCTGAAAAGTTTTGTAAGTTCTACATGCTCTGCTGAACCTTTCATTTCAGAAACAATCCACGGAGTGGATGCATATCTATATTCTTCTTTGTAATTATTCATATCCAAAGTAACAGGCTGAACATCGTCATTTTGACGAACATAATACATTCCATCCTCCTGAACCATTACTGCATCGTCAAAAATATTATCTTCTATTGTATGCGTCTTAGAAAGTTCCTCCGTTTGATAGTTTCCTTCTGTTTCAGGTTTTTCTCCTGATTTTCTATATTCTACGTAATAATAGCTTCTTGTGCCATCAGATTTTGTATATGCAACTACTGTATATATATGGCCTGTTTTTCCATCCTCTATTGACCATTTTTTAGTATCAGTTTCAAATACATGAACCTTTAACGATTTTCCATTATTTGCATTTACTGAATATTTCGCAGAACAAAGGTAACGTTCACCAACATTTTTACGTGTAAGCATCGATTCATCGTTAACAAGTAGACCATCTACTGGTTTATATTTTGGTACAATTCTAACCAATGGATAACTAACAACGGCTTCATTTATTCCAATTATATAACCACGTTCTACTAATTGTTGAAGCGCTACGTCATAAAGTTCCTCAACATAAATTTCTGCATCTCCAACCTCTGGATCACCTCCAATTACATTGTAGATATAGTTCTTTTCATTACTGTTTAAACTTACAGAATAATATGAACATTCGTTTGTGTCTGTTGCATTGCCATCTTCACCTTTCGCCTGATCATATCTTGTAACTTGTATTGTAAATGTTCCATAATTATTTACGTCGGATGTAAAATATCCTTCACCATACCCATTTTCAGACTGTGTATAGCCAGGTGTACACTTTGAATTAAGCGTTAACGTTTTGCTTGAAACTAATTTTATCGAATCAGCATAATACTGAATTTTATCATATTCATACTGATCTTCACATTTACCGGCTTCTTCGGCAGTTTTTAAAAATGCAGCCTTTTTATGCTCACCTCTTGAACGGATAACAGCTACTACCATGTTATCCCATTTTTTCATATCAGGATCATCAGATTTAGGAGCTTTTGCTGTAATAACCCATGCAGGCCCAGCATTAGTACCTGAAAGTCCTAATATTCTGACTACTTTTAACTGGTTAGACTGTTGAAGATAAGATTTTGCAATATATGGAAGTTCATATTTTAGATATTGGCTTCCTCTGAATTTTTCAGGACTTGTTCCACCAAAATATGTTGTATATTGTGTCCAATTAGACACATCCATGACTTGGAATGCAGGACCTTTTAATGTTTCTCCTGCTAATCCGCAAGTTGTTATTCCTAGTGATTTAGATGCATAAGTAAGATCAGTCTCCTTGGTATAAATACCAGGGCTTACATGCGTCTTTCTTGCGCTATTATTGTTATTATTTGCCATCTATTTTAGATTTACTTTTTATTAGTTATTTATAAATATCTTTTATAACTTCAAAATTCATTATTAATTATAAAAGCATAACGATATGTTATTTGCATCTTCAATGGTTATATTCACATTTTTAATTGTTTCAAAATCTTTTTTTTCCAATGGATTTATATCAATTTCGATTTCTTCATTCATCATATCATTGTATATATGCTTTTGCTCATTTGTCATGCCCATTATTTTAAAATCTTCGCCAAATGTGCTTTTTATTCTACTAAACAAAAATTCTTCAACTTGGTTTAATTTTTTGTGAATTTTGAATAATTCAAATGACACATTCATAGGAAAAGCAATCTGAGCATTCATTAATTTTTGTATTGTTTCATTAAGTCTTAATGCTTCAATTATTTTAATTTTTTTAATCATAATTTATTCTACATTTATAGTTTCAAATTTTGTTGGTTCTTCTTTTACATTTTCAGGTACGTCTCCTTCATAATATGTAACGTTAGGATCATAGCCTATAAATTTCAAGTTTGCCGACTGATTAATATCAAAAGATTTGATGGCAATCTTAATTGTATCCCCATTTTTTACACTGAATCCGTTCTGTATATAATACGGAGTATCATTAACAAAAACTCTTACTGTACGTATATTTTCTTTTTCTATATTCTCTATCACTATATCTGTATCGATGTCAAATTTTACCTTTTCTTGACCTTCTGGAAAATTAATATTTAATTCTATCTCTTTATTTTTTATTTTTTCTTCATACTCTGTAATATCTATTGTAGGCTTTTTACGTTTAATGTTTTCTTCCGTAAAAAGAAAGACACGTTTTGGCTTTTTTATTATTTTAAAGTCATCTTTATTGATGATATATGCCATTACTTTTATAACAAAAGTCTGCCTGAACACTTTTCTTTCATCAATAGAATATTCAGATTCATCATTTGCTGAGTCGATCACCATTGGTATGTAATGTCCGTTAGGCCGTATATAGTACTGTCTAGAAGCAAATAATTTGTTTATTTTTTCGTTAAATTCATTTATTACACTTATTTTATCACTTACAATATTAATTCTATACATAAGATCTATTGCAAATGGTTGCTTCATTGAATAAATCTCATAACTTTCAGTACCATTTTCGTCTAAAACAGTACGTATTCTTGTTGTATAATATCTGTCTCCTGGTATATTCCAATACCCACCCTGATTATCACCTGGTTCTGGATTTGTATCTCTTGATACAGTTTTAAAATTCAAAAGCAAATTTCCGTTTTCATCAGTATATTTCCATGTTTGAGAATATTCGCTAAATCTTTGATTTGAATATAATGTAAATGTAGGTATATACCCACTTTTGCAAGTTACGTCTATTTTTTTGTCAACAAAATCAAAAAATGCATTATCAATGTCTGAATATTCTAATGGCTTTGGAAAATAAGGCTCGTCCCTCATAATTTCTTTATAATAATTTGCTCTTGCTTCTTTTCCAAATGCCTTTTCCTTGTATTTTATTCTATTAATATTCTGTTTTGGGTACATTTACATAAAGTATAAGGTATTTTATTTTCCAGTAAATTCATCATCTGTAACGGGAGCACATTCTACTACTCTCCATGGAGATTTATAAGCCCCTACAAATAGACTATTGTAATTATTTATCTTTCCGTCGTTTATTACTGTAAAATAATACATTTTTTTCTCATCTATCTGTATTCCTATATAATCTCCTCTCTTAATATCGCAATGATATTTTTCTAACGTTGATGATAACACATAAAGTGTCACATTTCCACTTATCATATATACCGCGTTAGAAGTTTTAGAGTCATATGATTTATTTTGGCTGTTTTTTATCTCATATAGACATGGTATTTCTTTCGGTGGTTTATATCTTATGTCGGTATTTCTTTCAGTTTCTTTATATACGTCATTTACATTTGTCTTTACGTAGTCTACTTCATACAAAACTACCGTTTGATTTGTGTCGTATTCCAAATAGTCTGAAAGCATTTCAGTTTCATAGTCATATTCTTCATCAGAGTAAAACAAATTGTTTCT